CAGCGGCGAAATGAAAAAGCTCGAGGCGCAAACCACGCGCGCCAAGGGCTTGCAGAAAGTCATCGGCGAGACCATACGCCTGCGCGATGAATGGAAAAAGGCTCACGACAGCGGGGCGGCCAACGCCGATGCCTTGCTGCGCAAACTGGAGACCAACACCAACAGTCTGCGCAAGCAGGGTGTCGAAGTCGGCCGCCTGCGTCAGGAGTACCTGGCGCTGGGCAAGGTGGTGCGCAGTGCCGAATTCAAGGCCAAAGGCATGGAGCAGGTGCAGGAGGGGCAAGAAAGCCTGCGCAGTGGAGTCGGCACGGCGGTGGCCGGTACCACGCTGGCCGCGGTGCCGACCAAGGTCAGCGCAGATTTTCAGGCGATCATCCGGGACATCGCGATCAAGTCCGGTACCGCCAATACTCAACAGGAAGTAAATACCGCCCGCGACATTGTGCAGACTTCAAAAGACACCGGCATGGCTAACACCCAGGTGGCCGAGCTGGTGAACCAGCTGGTCGGTGGCGGCATGGATCTGACTGAAGCGCTGAAGTACGCCCCGGTGGCGGCCAAGTTTGCGGTCGGGCAGGGCGCGTCGGGCACCGACACGGCAAAGATGATTCTGGCGATGCAGAACAACGCCAAGATCACCGACCCGAAAAAAATGGAACATGCCTTGGCGTCGGTCGCGTTGCTGGGCCAGCAAGGCAGCTTCGAAGCGGCCGACATGGCCAAGTGGTTTCCGGAACTGCTGGCGCAGATGGCCAACAGCGGCATCACCGGTCAGGATGCGGTGACCCAGTTGGGCGCCATGCTGCAGGTGCAGGTCAAGAGCGCCGGTAGTGCGGATGAGGCGGCGAACAACCTGAAAAACTGGATTGCGAAAATCGGCTCAGGGGAAACGGTCAAAGGTTATGCCGATGCCGGGATCGACTATCAGGGCTCGATGAATGCCGCCATTGGCAAGGGCCTGTCGACCTTTGAAGCCAGTTTTGAACTGGCGCGCCGGTACGTGGAAAAGACCGACCCCAAAAAGGCCAAACAGCTGGATCAGGGCTTGACCCAGATCAGCCAGGAGACGGACCCAGCCAAGGCGCAAGCGATGGCCGATGCCCTGGCCGCGACCCTACGTACCGGCGACGTGTTTGCCGACATGCAGGTCAAGACCGCGTTGATGGCGTACACCCAGAACAAAAAACTGTATGCGGACCTGAAAAGGGACGCTGCGGACCCCAATGGCCAGCGCAAAGACATACTCGACAAAAACCTGAGTGAACGGCGCGAGGCCTCGTCACAACGCTGGGCCGAAACCGGTCAGGCGTTCAACGATTCGCTGCGGGCTATCGGGGATGCTTTGCGTCCGGCGACAGATGCGCTGGCCACTGGCATTGGCGCGGCAGCGCGTGGCTTGACCGCCTTATCCGAGGAAACGCCTAAGGCCGTGCTGGGCCTGGCGGCACTCACTGCCGGTGCGTTGGTATTGGGCAAAGCCTGGGCCGCGCTGAAAATCGGTCGGGGGCTGGCCAACATCGCGCGCGGTTCGGCCGGCGACCGATCCAACATCGTCCAGCGGGTGTTCGTGACCAACGCGAAGGACGGTGATGACCAAGGGCTGGATCGCGATCCAGGTCGAAAGGGAAAAGGTTCTGCCAATCGACTTTCCCGTGGCGTGAAAGCGGGCGGGGCGGTGGCGGTGGCTGCTGCTGGCTACCAGGTTGTGGACACTTACCTGAACGCCACCACCCGCGATGAAAAGGCTGAAGGTTACGGCGGGGCGGCGGGTAGCTTGGCTGGTGGCCTGGCGGGTGCAGCGGCCGGCGCGGCCATCGGTTCGATCATCCCACTGATCGGAACCGCGATTGGCGGAGTGATCGGTGGCATGGTCGGCGCGTGGGGCGGCGGTGACGTGGGCGCGACCATGGGCAAGGCCTTGTTTGGCGGGCCGGACACGCCAGCCAAAGCACCGATCGGCATCTTGCCCATGGCCGCCGGCCAAGGGGTGGGCGCGGTCGTGCGTGCGATGGAAAACGCCCCCGCTGTGCCGGTCACGGCGGCGGCATTGATGTCGACCACGGCGGCAAAGACGCCCGAATGGCCGAAGGTCGATCAGCAATTCACCTTCGCCCCGGCCCCGGTTTTTCAGGTGCATGGCGATGTGAAAGACCCGGCGCAGTTCGTTCAGGAAATGATGCCGTACCTGCGGCGCCAGTTTGACGACTTCGCCCGGGAGGCGCGTGACCGCCAGTTGTTTGATGCGCCCCATGTGGGCTAAGGAAGTGTTATGGCGGATGAAAAAACCTACCTGGAGCACCTGCAGGGTGGCCTGAAGTACATGGTCGACGCCGGCGAAGCCGGCCGCACGGACATCGAGTCAATGACCGGACCCATGAATGGCGCGCTCAATGAAATCAGCGGGGCGGCCGATGCGCTGGAAGGCTTGCCCTTTCTCAGCGAGGACCTAAGCGACAAGACCCGCCGTCTGCAAAGTGCAATCAACTCGGCGCAGGCCAAGATCGGCAAGGTGGCCAGCTACTACAACCAGACCCAGCGCGCGCTGTCTCAATTTGATGAGCACTTTTCCGCGTTGACTGAGCAGATTGGGCGCTTTGGCGCGGCGTTCAACAAGGTCGCCGGCAAGGCCAATGCCATGCTGGGCAACATATTCCCCACGGAATGGTTTGCCGGCGACATGTCGCCGATTCCCGACGCGGTGAAGCCGTTCCCACACCTGCTGATCCTCTACCCACTGAAAGCCAGTGAGCGGCCGTACTACTTCAACCTGGACACCGCGGCGTTTGACGAGCTGCGCCGGCAGACGGCGTTTCGCTGGGCCGCGCAGGAACGCCTGACCCGGCGCCCGGCACAGCAGGCGGTGGGCCTGGGTGAGGAAAAAATCACCATCAAGGGCGCGATCTACCCGAGCTTCAAAGGTGGGCTGAAGCAGCTGGATAGGCTGCGCAGCATCGGTGCCAAGTTGCTACCGCTGAACCTCACCACCGGTTACGGCGAGGTGCTGGGCAACTGGTGCCTGACCAATATCGACGAGGAACAAAGCGCGTTGCTGCCCGGGGCGATCCCGCGCAAGCAGGGCTTTTCATTGGAGTTTGTCCGTTATGGCGATGACCTGCAGAACGGCTGACGGGGATCTGCTCGACACCCTGTGCCACCACTATTACGGCCATCTGAACCGCAGCGTCGAGGCGGTGCTGGCCGCCAATCAGGGCCTGGCCGATGAGCCGCAACCGTTCCGGGCCGGCGTGCTGATCACGCTGCCGGACCTGGTGGTCGAGACTGACAGCGTCATTTCGTTGTGGGATTAATCCCGTTATCCAGCCCGCCGTGTGCGGGCTTTTTCTTGTCTGAGGTGCCGACATGCAACCACTTTTTCGCATCGTCGCCGACGGTGCCGACATCACCACCTTGATCAATGATCGGCTGGTGTCGCTGCAGCTATCCGACCGACCCGGGATGGCCTCGGATTCGTTTGAGCTGCGCATTGATGACCGCGACGGCGCGGTGTCGCTGCCCGTGCGTGGCGCGAGCATCGAGGTCTACCTGGGTTATGCCGGCACCGACCTGACCCGCATGGGCCGCTACACCGTGGACGAGGTGGCGGTTTCCGGTCCGCCGGACACGCTGGTGATCAGCGGCAAGGCCAGCGACATGCGTGGCAGCGGCAAGACCACGCGCAGCGGCAGCTGGGAGGACGTCAGCCTGGCGCAGATCGTCGGTGACGTGGCCGCGCGCAATGGCTGGCAGCCGTCGTGCCCGGTCGATACCCAGGTGCCACGCATGGACCAGCTCAATGAGTCCGACTTCAACTTCATCACCCGGGTGGCCAAGAAGCACGACTGCACGGCCAAGGTGGCCGACGGCAAACTGCTGGTCCTGCCGCGACAGGGTGGGCAGAGCGCCAGTGGCAAGGCCTTGGCGGTCATTGCCCTGCAGCGCAGTGACGTGACCCGCTGGCAGTTTCGCTTGAGCGACCGTAGTACACACCAAGGCGTCAGCACCCAGTATCAGGACCCGGCCAGTGGAGAGTTGCTGATCTCGCACCTGGACAACCCCAACGTGCCGGAAGGCTTGCCGCCGGTGCACACCGACCGCCATCTCTACCCGGACAGAACAGCCGCTGATGAGGCGGCGAAGGCGCGTCTGGCGGCGTTCAATCGTTCCACCGCCTCGGTCCGCCTGGACCTGCCGGGCCGGACCGACCTGTTTGCCGAAAGCATGATCGAGGCGCTGGGCTTCAAGCGTGGGCTCGATGGTGAGTACCTGGTGGAGTCGGTCGATCACACCTTCACCCCGTCCGGGTGGACGGTGTCGGTCGAGTGCAATGGTGGCAAGGAGGGTAAGGCCAAGGCCTCCGGCAAGCCGCAGAAAATCGTGCTTGAAGTGCCGGATTGATTGCCCGGGCGTGTGAGTCGTCCCGAGTCAGAGTTTCAAAAATAAAAGTAAAAGGAGCGGCCAGTCTGGATGCGTCAACATTCAGCCTGGCCACCGTCCCCGCAGATTGTCCCTGCAAGTCCCGCCAAGGCTCCTGCTCTGTGCACAAAGCAGAGCGAGCCTAGCACCTGTTTATTTATACAGTAAAGGTCTTGCTATTCATGTCTACCCCTATTATCCCTTGGATGGGCGGCAAACGCCGCCTGGCCGATCGTCTCATCCCGCTGTTTCCTCCTCACGAATGCTACGTCGAAGTCTTTGCCGGCGGCGCCGCGCTGTACTTCATGCGGCCCCAGGCGGCACCGGTGGAAGTGCTCAACGACATCAACGGCGACCTGGTCACGCTGTATCGCGTGGTGCAAAACCACCTCGAAGAATTTGTGCGCCAATTCAAATGGGCGCTCAGTTCGCGCCAGGTGTTCGAGTGGCAGAAAATGACCCGCGTCGAAACGCTTACCGACATTCAGCGTGCTGCCCGATTTTTCTACCTGCAGCACCATGCCTTCGCCGGCAAGGTATCCGGGCAGACCTTCGGTACCGCGACCACCACCCCGTCGATCAACCTGCTACGGATCGAAGAAAACCTCTCAAACGCTTGGCAACGCCTGTCCGGTACCTACGTGGAAAACCTGCCCTGGTTGGAATGCGCCGAACGCTACGACCGGGCGCACACCTTCCACTACATGGACCCGCCGTACTGGCAGACCGCTGGTTATGGGGTGGATTTTCCTTTTGAAAATTACGAACGCATGGCGGATTTCATGCGTCGCTGCAAGGGCAGGGTGATGGTCAGCATTAACGACCACCCGGACATCCGCCGGGTGTTCGAAGGCTTTCACTTTGAGACGCTGGATATCCGCTACACCACGACCAACCAGCGGCAGGGTAAGGCCGAGGTCAGTGGCGAACTGGTGATCATGAACTGGGAGCCGGCAGCGTTGGGAGGACTATTTTGACGTGACAGCTTGGGTCGTCTGCTGCCCGTCGTGACTGGCAGAAATCAGCCAAAAGCGGACGCTTGGAGCGCCCGACGATTGGGGATTAGTCGTGTTTTACCAGGTTAAGTGCCGGTAATGGCCCTCCAGGGAACTGCGCCAGTCGCCCTTCGCTTAGGCCTCCCAGATCGATGC